AGGTCCTCCTGCCGGTGGTGGCGTTGGTGTTCCTCCTAATTCACCACCAGGTGGTGGTGGAGGTGTGGTTCCCGCAGATGAGGTACTACCTGACTTAGTTCCATAAAGTTTATCAACGTTATCAAATATTCCAGTGTGAGCAATGATTGTTGCGGTGTTAGTTAACTCAGCACCAACCGCTTTTTCAATACGTTGTTGTTGTAAATCAAGTTTAATTTCTTCATCTGAGAATCCTAAAACATGTTTCTTAGCCCAAGAAACAGATACAGGAGCAATACCCTCAATAGCGGTAACTGCGTCTTTGTATAGAAGTATTTTTTCTTTCCAAACGTCAATTTTAAGTAAGTCAGCTTGTGTCGATGGATTTGTAAGTGCTAAAGTAAAATTATTTAACTCATCTTCAAATCCTAAAATAAATAAATGAACAATTGCAATTTTATTTAACTCTGCAATCATACATTTTTGAATTCTGTTAATTGTTCTTGCAAAACGAATATCCTGTAATGATAAATTTTTACCATCACCAACTACTTCTTCAAACCCTAAAAACGCTTTAGGAACACGAAGAGCTGTTAATAATTTCTTTTGGATATATTCGATATCGGCAATCTCAGAAAGGTTCTGAGCACCAGGTAAAGTATCAATAGGACTTGCTGCCGCAGCATCACGAACAGGTATAAAGTAATCTTGGTCAACCGCCATTTGGTTGAATCTCATATCTACATTACCTGTGTTACTATCAACAACTTGAGACCTTTTGAACTTATTGGCAACTCTTTGTACATACGGTTCAACATCTTTATCATCCATGTTACCAACAAAGACTTTAAACACCCTTCTTTCAGGTGCTCTTGACGTTCTATAAATCAACATCGCATCTTCAGACAACAATAATTGTTTCCAAATACGTCTTGCTTTTTCTAACATAGAAGTACCATAAGGAAGTTTTCTATCATCACCTAATAATCTAAAGTGAGCCATTTCCCATGAATTAAATTCCATGTCTTTAGCCTTCCACTTAAATCTTAAACCTTTATTTTCTTTTGGTTCGTCAACATTTTGAGATTTTGCAGCCATACCCCTTTCAAGACGTTCAATCTCAATGTTTGGTAATTGCATACATCCAACAACTCCCTTATCAGCGTCCAATTTTAAGTAAACAAAGTTATCACCATACTTACATGTGTTTCTTGTCCACATAGGTAAATTGGTGTTTAAGTCTAATGCGTTGTTAAATAAATCCGCCAAGATTGATTTGATACGTTTTGATTCAGAATAAATCTGTAACATATAACCATTTTGGTCAACAGTTGTTGATTCTTCACCATAGATATCTAAAGCTGCAGATATCTCAGGAGTATATTCCATTGACTCGTAATCATAGAACGACGCTAAACGAGTTGGTTCGTAATATACTGCTTGAGTATATAAATTACTTTCAATTTTAGTCCACTGATTTGCTAAATAATATGTTTGTTGAGCTTGTAAAAGTTCTTTATCAAATTCTTGTTTAGAAGTGGTTTTTAATAATTCCTCTTTATCGTATTTGTAAGTTGGATAATCTTGATTCAGTAAAGAATTAGGCCCAAATGCTTGGGATAATTTTTGCCAAACCGTTAATTGATTATTTTGATTGTTTTCCATATTATAATTTTAATTCTAAATCTTTATATTTAAATATTTAAATAATATTTTAAGGTGGACAAGTTCCCCAAATTGGTCTAGGTAATACCCAAGAAGTTGCGGCGGTATCAAAGTTTGTTGGTAATGACGGTATTAATGGAACACACCACCCACTTAAATCTTGGTTAAATAATGTGTTAAGAAAAAACATACCATTCATATTAGTTACGTTTGACACATCCCAAGATGTAATACCTGAATCATTAAACTGATTACAATTTAAAAACATATTACCCATAAATTGAACACTTGACACATCCCAATTATTTGAGTTGTTTATTGTAGTTAATGAAGTACAATTATTAAACATTGAAGTTAAATCAGTTGTAAAACCTAAAGTAATAGAGTCGGTAACTCCAGATAATTTTAAATTTTGACATCCTGAGAACCAATAACCTTGTAAAGAAGTTCCTTGAAAAGTAAAATTTCCCCATTTAGTTATTTCAATCAATTTAAGTCTATCACCACCATTATTAAATGGACCAAATCCAATACTTGTCCCTGATATGGTTATTGTATAAACACCTGGTGATGAATACGTATGAGTTTTATTTGCGAAAGTATTCGCACTAATATTACCATCACCCCAATCAATAGTACCATTATAAATTCCAAATGAGTCTAAAGGTAGAGACACCTGATTAGAACTTGATGACCCTGCTGAAGTTTTAGTAGTGTCCCATATACTAATAAATGGAGGTGTGGGACAAGTTCCCCATACTGGTTTAGGTAATACCCATGAAGATGCTCCTGTGTCAAAGTTGTCAGGTAATGAAGGGATTAATGCTACACACCAATAAGATAAATCTTGATTAAATGATGATGTATTATAAAACATGTAATCCATATTGGTAACATTAGAAACGTCCCAACTACTAATGTCTTGGTTGAATGGTACACAACCTTGGAACATACCATACATGTAAGTAACATTTGAGACATCCCATACTCCAATATCTTGGTTAAATAGTGTAATCGCAAACATAAATGAAGTATTAGTAACTCCTGACACATTCCATAAACTTATATTTTGATTAAATTGAGAAAATGAGAACATACTTCCCATATCTGTTACACTTGAAACATCCCAACTACTAATGTCTTGGTTAAATAGTGTACCTAAAAACATTGCTGTCATAATCGTAACATTAGAAACATCCCAACTACTAATGTCTTGATTAAAACTAGTTGCATTAAGGAACATTGAATTCATATTTATTACATTTGAGACATCCCATTCATCCATTCTATTAACAGTAGTTATTTGACTACATCCTACAAACATACTTGTTAAGTTATCTGTTCCTTGTAAATTTAATACATCAGTAACACCTGTTAAAACTAAATTAAAACATCCCGCAAAATAATATCCATTATTACCTAATCTAAATTTGCTACCCCATTGAGTAATTTCTCTAATTTTTGTATCATCACCACTATCGTTAAATCTAAAACCAACACAATCACCTGATATTGTTATTGTATAATCACCAGGTGTTAAATAAGTATGTGTTCTATTTGAATATGAATTACCTGAAGTGTTACCGTCACCCCAATCAATAGTACCATCATATGTTCCTGTATTTTCGTATGGTAATGTTATAGTTTCATTTGGTGAAGTTGTTCTCCAAATACTAATAAATGGTGGACAAGTTCCCCAATTTGGTCTAGGTAGTACCCAAGAAGGTGTGTTATCGTCAAAAAATGGAGGTAATGAAGGTATTAATGGTACACACCAACTACTTAAATCTTGGTTAAATGACGTGGCACTAAAAAACATACCATACATACCGAATATACTTGTTACATTACTAACATCCCAACCACTAATATCTTGATTAAATGACAATGCTGACCAAAACATGGAACCCATATCTGTAACTCCAGACACATTCCATTTACCAATATCTTGATTGAATGATGAATTTTGAAACATTTGACCCATATTTGTTACCTTTGAAACGTCCCATCCACTAATATCTTGGTTAAATGGTGTTGATAGGAACATAAAACCCATATTTGTCACAGAGGATACATCCCATCCACTAATGTCTTGATTAAATGGTGTATTATTAAACATACCTGACATATTAGTAACGTTTGAAACATCCCAACCACTTATATCTTGATTAAATTGTGTACCTTGGAACATACTAAACATATCGGTAACTCCCGACACATTCCATCCACTAATATCTTGATTGAATGATGAATTATAAAACATACCTCTCATATTAGTAACGTTTGAAACATCCCAACCACTTATATCTTGGTCAAATTGTGTATCTTTAAACATAAATAATAGATTGTTAATGTTACTAACGTCCCAATTATTAATATTTTGTATTGTCGTAATATTACTACAATCCGAGAACATTGCCATGATATCAATAGTACCATTAAGATTTAATGTATCAGTAACTCCTGTTAAAGTTAAATTTGAACATCCCATAAAACGACCATAGTTATAATCACTACCTAAATTAAATTGGGCCCCCCATTGTTGAATCTCTATTAATTTTAAAGTTTCACCACTTCCAATATCATCAAACACATATCCAAAACCATTTACCACTCCGTATATTGTTACAGTGTAGTCACCTGGGGTATCATAGATATGTATTCTATTACCATATGAGTTAACTGATGTATTACCATCACCCCAATCAATTGTTCCACTATACGTTCCACTAATTTTGAATGGTAATGTAATAGTTTCAGAAGACCCTGTTGTTCTCCATATACCGATAAATGGTGTTGGTGGTATAAATGAAGGACTTGGTGTTGGGGTTAAAGTAGGTGTAACTGAAATAGTTGGTGTTAAAGTAGGTGTAACTGAAATAGTTACTGTTGGTGTTGGTGTTACACTTACAGGACTTGTACTAGGAGTTGGTGTCGGTGTAGGAGTTGAACTTACCACCGGTTTTGGTGTTGACGATGGTCTTGGTTCTCTATTAGTTTGTATGTTAACTTGAGTCTTTTCAGACGGAGTTAATTTAGCCGTATATATACCTTGACCAGGGACACTTAACTTTGACCCCATGTAAATACTTTTTGTTCTCTTTCTTGATGAAAATCCCATTAGTCATAAATATTACCTAACTCCAAATAGCCAACCGTATTTCATATAATCCTCTTTTGAATAACTATTCCTACTTGATTGATTCATATTATCAGTAAGAGTTGGTATTACAGGATTGAATTCAATTTGTTTACTAACATTATCGTTATTGGCAACACTCCATGAATCCAACATCGCCTTTGTTTGTTCGGTAACTCTTTTTAAACTTGTAAATGAAGATTCAGCAACATAACAAGCCATAGCTAGTGACATAATCAAGTCATCATGTTGTCCTTTTTGGTGGTCAGGTCGTCCATTAACATAAATAAATGTATTCATTTCGTTGAACAATCTTGAACTATAAATTTTAAATTCATGTCTCAATGCCTCTTCAAACGACGCAATTATTTGAACACGTTTATTATTAAAATTGATTCCAGGAATTTTTTCAGTTGCCTTTGGGTCGTATTTCCATTTATTTGCTGTGTCAACACCATCAACATATAAATCTTTATAACCCATTTCTTGTAATTTCCTTGACGTGGAAACACCCATACCACCCGTAATATCTATCACGATGAAACAAGAATACATATTTGCCCACTTATAACATATCTCAGCCATAGTATCAGGAGGTAGTTTTCCAACAAATTCCGCAACCTGTTCTCTCTCATCAAAATCAATGATTTGGAAAGAACTAAAGTCCTCACTATCTCCCCTTGAAACGTCAACACCCATAACATACTTGTGACCTAATACAGGTTCCTTCCATATCCATAATGAGTTTCCCATCATCTTGTTTTGTGGTTCACGAATCATATTTTCTCTAATATTTTGCATCATATTAGAATCAAATACGTTATCACCCGAACCTAAGAAATTACACTCTAACTCTTGAGAAACCTTACGTTTGTCGTACTTAAGTTTTTTCACCATACTTTCAAACCAAGCCGAACATGGTTTGTAACCGTCCTCAATAATTTTTTTTAAATCATCATAGTTCCTATCTGAAAATTCTATTGGTTCCCAACTAATAATATCACTAACATTATATTCTTCTTTATTCAAAAGATAATGAATAATATCTTTTGTCTTAACCATATATAAATCTCTTGTGTATCTTGGGTCACGATACCAATACATTTCAGAAATTTTGAAGTCATTCATATTTCTGTTTGCTTGGTCGTAAATTTCATAATAGATTGGGTCATACCCGTTTGGTGTTGACACAACTATTACTTTACCACCCGTAGATAGGGATGCCATACAAGCCGCCCAAAAATCACTATCGGCCTCAATGAAGGCCGCCTCGTCAAAAATCAATATGGTCGGAGTAAAACCTCTCAAGGCATCTTTAGATGTCGCAACCGCCTTAACTTCACATCCATTATTTAATTTATAATGTTTTTGTGAATTTTTTTCAGCGGCAAAATCAATACCAACCCAGTCGGGCCATTGACCAATAAACGCTCTGATTTTGTTTGCCATTTCTTGTGATGTATCAAGTTTATTGGCAATAATCAAAATCTTTTCAGGTTTTATTTTTTTAGCAAATGCTAATTTTTTTGAAACCCAAGCAGCGGTTACTGTAGATACACCCGCCTGTCTATATTTTAAAGCAATATTTTCGTTATAATCTTCATAATCTTTTAACAAACTAATTTGGTCAGGAAATAGTTCCAATGGAACATATCTTGACACAGTATTATCGTAAGTTTGTAAATACGTTTTAAGAGCATAAGGTGTATCTTTCATACATCTTACATACTCAATCATTACTTGTTCTTTAGTCATACCTTTATTAATAAATATAATAATGGTTCATTAATAAGAAACCCCTCTATTGAGGGGTTTATTTTTTTAGAATCCTAAACTTGAAATGTCTATATCATCAATATCATCGTCATCAGAACCATATTGTTTCATTGTATCTTCATATTCTTGTTTTTTCAAATCAGAAACAATTTCATCAACCAATCTTTGAATGAATGTCATACCTTCAGGTTTACCTGCTAAAATAGCATTACTCACTTTAAAGAATTGTTTAGCGTCTAATTTAGAGAATCTGAAAAACAAATGATGTTGTATGTGTTTCATATCATCTTCAAAAAGTTCTAATGGATAAGCTTCTTGGAATTTTTCCCAAAAAATTGGTCCCAATCTTGAATCCCAAATTTCAGAAGGAAGTGTATCTTCAGCACCCATAACCATTTCAGCAGCTTTTGGGTCATCAGGTAAACCGTGAGTACCAAATACTTCATAAACACCTTTAACTAATTCATGAACTAATAATGGAAAAGTTAATGCTCTTGCTCTAACAGTCGGTGGGTCAGTTTGAGTATCAACCTCTTCTTGACCCATTTGACCACTACCACTTCCAGCCATAGCTTCCATGTCAGGAAATAACCAATATGCGTGTTCCATTAATGCTTGTGAAACAGTATATAAGTTCATCAATCTTGGGTTAATCTCATCAAGTTCACTTGATACTAAATTGAACATATGTCCACCTTTAAACGCCGCTCCTTGAATTAAAGAATTAATAAATCTTCTTTTAGCTCTTTCTAAATTAAAAGTTTCAACATCACCCATGAATTCTTCAATCTCTTCTTCTGATGGTATTTCAGGTTCTGGTTTCATTCCTTCAGCAGAACCCATTGGTTGCATAACAAGTTCAGCATCAAATTGTAAACTTCCTTCAGGAATACCTAATTCTTTAACAACTAAATCGACTGCCAATTTTTCTAATGCTTCCTTGTTGTTCATTTGAATACTGACAATCTGTTGTAAAGATTGCATAACAGTCATCATTAATCCCATCAATGGATTTGGTCCTTGAATTGCTGCGGTGTTACCCATAACTCTTCTAACCTTGTCAACAGAATCTTTAAACCTTTTAGATGAAATTAATTCAATAAAATCTCTATCACCTACAGGTAAACTTGGGTGTTCTTTGTAAGGAGTTTCTTTTGATGTGATTTTTCTTTCAATACCAGGTTCCATTCTCTCAGGACCTTCGTAATCAATCGGAGCTTCATTCAGTGCTTCATACACCGATTCCAAAAGAATTTTTTCATTCTTACTTAAACCTTCATTTAAAGATTTTTTTTCCAATTTGTTTTTTATTTTGAAAACAGTTTCGTAATTGTAATTTGCACTCATATTATTTTAAATTAATACCGATTGATTTAAACGACAACCATGTAGGTAATTTTTCTTTTTTCGCCTTTGGAGCTGGTTGATGTTTTGGTTGATAAGGTGTACCAGGTTTAGGTTTTGATGGTGTATCAACACCCGGTTTAACAGGTGTTTCAACTTCTTTACCCGCTTTAGGTGCCGGCTGATGTTTTGGTTGATACGGAGTGCCAGGTTTTGGTTTCGACGGAGTGTCAACACCGGGTTTAACAGGAGTTTCAACTTCTTTACCCGCCTCATTCATTGATTTACCTTTAATTGTTTCTAATAAATCTCTTTTTGAGATTTTTGCAGAAACGTATTTCTCAACCAAGTTTTCAATTTTACTTTGTAATTGACTTTCAAATTTTAATCCCGGTTTAATATCTGATATTTTATTCATCATATTTTTATTCATCGCTTTTCCAACCATATCTAAATAACCTTCTTTATTTTCTTTCTTTACAACTTTAACAGTTTTTTCAGGATGAATTTTTTCAGGCATTTTTTTGTATTCTTTTTTTGATGTACTATCAGAAAACTCTCTTGCTAATTTACACCATTTTTTTTGTTCTTTAGTTTTTCCTTCACCACATTTTGCCCAAAATAATTTTTGTTGTGCTTTTGACTCAAATTTTTCTTGTAAATCATCACTCATAGCCAAACCTAAATTAGGGTCTTTTTCACTAACGGCTAATGCAATATCATTATTTTCTAAATCATCACTTTCATTTGTAGTACTAACTACTGCCTTACCACCTTGATTTTTAACTACATAATTACCAAGTGCCATTTCTTTACCAGGGTCGATTTGATACTCTTTAGTTGTTTTTTGGATTTCCTTAACACCTGGTGGTGTTTGTTCCTTAGTTTCTTTTTTTGATTCAGTTAATCTTTTGTGTAATGAATTTATCTGACCCTCATTTAATTCTGAAATAAGTGTACCGCTAAATCCGTGATTTACCAAATCTAATATTTTTCTGTTAGTGTTCATAAATAACTTTTTTTTCAAATTCAAGAACGATATCTCGTTCATAAAGTTTATTTTTTACAGATTCTTCGGGTTCTCCAAATCTGAAAACTAATCTTTGTTTTAAGTCAAAATTAATATCTTCTGACTCGTTTTCCCAACCCAATGCTATAACACCATCCTGAGCATCAGTCATTGAAAAATAATCAGAGTTTTGAATTACTGACAATGAAATTATGTCATTCTTCAAAACTCCAACTTTATCTATATGTTCTAAATCAGGTGGTGAGGGGTAACCGTTTGCTGGTTTTGATTCCCATGAATCACCCCACACATTTTCCAAACTTTTTGAGAAAATAAATTCGTAAATATTATCTCCTTTATAGTTTGGTCCTAATTCGTTAACATAAATTAAATACATTATAGGATAGTTCCTTTTGGTGTTATACCTTTTCTACCTTTATTGGTTTCAAAAATAATATTACCTAATTTATTTTTACCAATCAATTTAGCTGAAGGGAATTTATTAATAAAACTCTTAGCTGATGATTCTTGTAGTGTTGTTTCAGAAATTCTTTCAATCTTTGAAGTTAAATCTACTTGGTTTTTAATTTTTGGTTCAAAATATTTTTCTAATACTTTGTCTATTTTCGATTCATTAAACATTCCATCAAATACATCGTCAGTATTCATACTTCTATGTCCAACTTTATTTCTAAATCTTGGTCTGTGAGGTGTGAATTCATCTTCCTCATCAAACATTTCTCCCATTTCCATTGGTGCTGGTGGAGGTGTTGGTTCTTGTCCCATTTCTTCTTCCTCACCACCAATTTCTTGGTCTGCCATATCATCTGAAAAATCCATATCTTCTTCACCTTGAGAAGATTCTTCAGAACCTTCCATATCTTCTTCACCTTCTAATTTGTCGATAATATCTTCTTTATCATCTTCTTCCATAGATTCTAAATCAATGGCTGAAAGTATTGAATTAATTACATATTTTTTATCTTTAGAAGAAATTTCTTCTTCGTCTTCACTGTCCATTAATTCTCTTAATTTTTGAGCTAACTTACCTGTTAACTTTTGAATTGACTTAAAAGATACTTCCTCTTCGTTGTTGTCTTCTTCACCACCAATTGGTTCGTCTGCCATGTCATCCATTTCAGAAGATTCTTCACCACCCATATCACCCATTTCAGGTTCAGGGGCAGGTGAGGGAGCTGGAGCCGGTGCGGGAGCCGGTGCGGGAGCAGGAGCTGGGTTTTCCGCCGGAACATCCTGTTCATTAGTTGTGGTCTTTAAATAATATTTAACTTCATCGTTATCACCTTCGTTAAATAATGAAATGTTTTTTTCAAAACCTTCATTAATATTAACTTCTTTAGCAATTAAATTTAAACGTTTAAATGCTTGTGAATATGAAGAATAATATTTTCTACCTTTCATAGGTTCAACATAATCTGAAGTAGATTCAGTCAATCCTTTTTTAATAACGTATCCTGATTTTTCTTTAACTATATGGTATCTATTACCATCAGCTAATTTAATATCGTATTCGTGTGATGCAGTCTCATTTAAAGGGTTAGGAATGTTCTCTTTATACGTAGCAATTTCAATCATACGTTTGATTTTATCCATACCTTGTAGTTTCTCACTACCAATTGGTTTTAGTTTTCCCATTTTTTTTTTAATTTAAAAAATTATTTTATATATAAATATATTGGCAATTGAAAAATTACTTTTAAATCATTGAACCGTATGTGTCGTAGAACGATTTTAAAATACCAAAATTCATATGCCATCCACCTTTATCAAAACAAATTACGTGACCGGAATATTTTTCCTTGTTCTCACAATACCATTCTAATTTTCGTCTTGTCTCTCCGTAAAATCCTGTTTTTCCCCAGTTTTTAGGGTCACAGTATAAATAAGTACCACTACCAAACGGAACATCTGTCTGATATGTTGATGGGTCAATTAACCCAACTAATTTATATGAACTATCTGATGCGTGTCTCCAAGCTTCTTTACCACCTTGTGAAAACCCTGCAAGAGACGTAACATTTGCACCGTATTTTTCACTAACATATTTTTGTACATTACTTACGGTATTCATATGATGTGTTACCACAATTATAGTGTTAGTGGCGTAAGGTTTCAAAATATTACCATATTTTTGTATGGCTTCAGTTTTAAAACTATTTTTTGAATACCCTGATGTATGAGAACCTCCAAATAAAACGTGAACATTTTTACCCTGATAGTTTGGTGGAATTAAAACAACATATTCATCATCATTAGTTGTAGTTGCAACAACTTTATCTTTTTCCACTTCACTTGGAGTTACTTGTATTTGTTGGTCATCAGTTTTTTCGTACCCTGAACTAATTAATTTTTTAACCAAAACTTCGGCGTCTTTAGAATCAAATTTACCATCTTCTTCTAATCCATTTGCCGATTCAAATTTTCTTAATGCGGATTCTGTTTCATTACCAAATTTACCATCAGCACCCCATTTTGGTAAAGAATATTTTAAAAATTGTAATGCTTTTTGTAAATTTTGTACTTCTAAATTAAAAGATAATCTACCACCTTCTTTTTTTAAATTAATCAATGTCCTTGAACTTTTTACAAAATTATTTAAATCACCAACTAAACTATCTTCACTTGGTTTTTCTTTTTTACTTACCAATGTTTCACTATCAACTTTTTCTTTTCCATTATCTGATGTTTTATTATCAACTTGTTCTTTTTCACAAAATTGTCCTGTAAAAAATAAATGCCAAGGTTCAGCACTTCTTAAAACTCCCTGTGTTGGGTAAGATACTTTAAATCCATACTTACATACGTTATTTGCAACCCATGATTTAATGTCAGAATTTTTATTCCACCATGATGGTTCAACACTTAATATGTCAAATCCTTTACCTGTGTGATGTTGAGAAAATCCTGGTAAAGCTGAAAATTTCTGTCTATTAGACACACCACCATCTCTACTGATTTTACTACCAAAAGTTTTAACTTGTGTGGAATATCCTCTATATCCTGAAACACAACCTTTAACTCCATCACAATTACTGTTAGAATCTTTAGGAGCGTTTGGGAATTTAGAATATAAATCAGATAATAACTTTTTTAATTGTGATAATGCTGAAGAATCTATTCCTGAATTATCAGGATAGATTTGTTTTTCTTGTTCCAACTCATCATTAACATTATCATCAGTTATTTTTACCCCGTAAGTAGTTTCAACAGATTGTAATGCCTTTAAAACACTTGGGTCTAAACTATCTTTAGAACCTTCAAGTATTATTTTTTTCATTCTACTTTCATTCAAAGAAAGTTCTTTATCCTCCATTTCAACCTCAAAATCAAATAACTTTTGAATATAGTTATTTCTTCTTAAAATTTTAAAAACTAAATTTTCATCAGAATATTCTCCACCTGATTCTAATCCACAGGTTCTATATTTTTTTAATTTATCCTTATATTTTGAAATGATTTTTTTAGCTTCATCAAGTGGTTCATCCGATGCGTTTTCAATAACACCATCAATGATTCTCATCCATTGTTCCGCTTTATTTTTTATTAAACCAATATCAATTTTTACATCTTCTTTTTTTGGTTCAACAATCCATTCATCATTTAATACAGAAAAAACTCCACTACTAAAATGTGATTCTGATTCATTTTGAACATATAACTCAACCTCATAACCATAAATTGTTATATCATGTTGTTCGTTGAATAGGGTCTTCTTTAGTCTAAAAAGTTCTTCGTATAACGGTAACTGTTCTTTACTAAATTGTTCAAAATCAACAACAATATGTAAATCAATATCTGAAAATTCTGACCAATTATAATTAGCCAAAGAACCTGTCATAATAATGTCAGAAACTACAACATCAACTTTTAAAAATTCAATAAATTCATTTGCAATTTCCAAAAGTTTTTTTCTAACTTTTGGGTTAATAGTTATATCATTCGCACTTTCTTTCCAAATCTTAGAATTAAGATTGTCTTTAGAATGAAAACTTTTTAATATAGATTCAAATTTACTCATTACTCATAAATATTTGAGTTAAAGTAATATTTAAATTTTTTTATATTTAAAAACTTTTGATATTTTACCATTGAAAAATTTACCTTGTGATTCTGAAATTCTGAACTGAGTATACAATTGGTGTGGTACTTCATCATATTCATATCTCTGACCGTTATTGAATTCAACAATCATTTTTTTTGTTTCAATATCATATTCAGATTTTCTGATATTACTTGATTGTATCTCGTTAAAGATTTTTGTTCCTTTAATTTCTTCTTTTAAAATTGCCATAACTTTTTTTATTTAAAATAAAAAAAATAAAGAAATCGTAAATAATTAACAATGGGTTGATATTTCGGAAATAACATCATATTTTTGTACTATACAATATTATTATGATTGAATCTATAGATGGTGACGGTAAAAAACAAAACAAATCAGGTGACTCGTCAACACCTGTACTTGATAATTTCAGTAGAGATTTAATCAAGCTAGCAGAACAAGGGAAATTAGACCCTGTAGTTGGTAGAGAAAGGGAAATTCAACGAATTGCCCAAATTTTATCAAGAAGAAAAAAGAACAATCCAATTATTATTGGTGAACCAGGTTGTGGTAAAACCGCGATAGCGGAAGGTTTGGCAATCAAAATTTTTAACGGAGAATGTCCAAGAAATTTAATGGACAAACGTATTGTTTCATTAGATATGACATCTATAGTTGCCGGTACCAAATATCGTGGACAATTTGAGGAAAGGATGAAAGTGATTATTGACGAGTTACAAAATGCTCCAAACATAATTGTTTTCATTGACGAAATTCATACCATCGTTGGGGCAGGTAATTCTTCGGGTTCATTAGACGCTTCTAATATCTTCAAACCAGCACTTGCTCGTGGTGAAATCCAATGTATTGGAGCAACAACTTTAGATGAGTATAGAAAGAATTTTGAAAAAGACGGAGCTCTTGAAAGAAGATTTCAAAAGGTAATTGTAGATGCTGCAACTAAAGATGAAACATTAGAAATTTTAAAAAACACAAAAGACAGATATGAAAATTATCACAAAGTTTTATATAATGATGAGGTTTTAAGTGTTTGTGTTGACTTGGCGGAAAGATATATTACAGATAGAGAATTTCCAGATAAAGCATTTGATATTATTGATGAAGTCGGAGCAAGAAGTCAAGTTGACATAAAAATGCCTGAAATTATTGAAAACTTAAAATTGGAGGCTTCTGAAATTAAGAAGTTAAAAATGGATGTGGTTAAAAAACAAAACTATGAAGAGGCAGCAAATTTAAGAGATAAAGAAAAGAAAATCTTAAATAAACTTGATGAAGAAAAAAAGAAATTTGAGGAAGAGATGTCCCTTCAAAAAAAGGAAGTTACTGTAGAAATGGTTTATGAGGTTGTCTCAAACATGACCAAAATACCAATTTCTAAATTAAACTCTGATGAAACAAAAGTATTATCTTCAATAGAGAATAATTTATCTGACAAAGTTATTGGACAAGCTCAAGCGGTTTCAAAAATTGCAAAAGCAATAAGAAGAAATAGATTGGGAATTAAAGACCCAAATAGACCAATCGGTTCATTTATTTTCTTGGGGTCAACAGGTGTTGGAAAAACATTATTAGCTAAAGAATTGGCAAAACAAATTTTTGGAAATGAAGATAACCTTATCCGAATTGATATGTCTGAATTCCAAGAAAAACATACAATATCAAGATTGATAGGAGCACCTCCGGGTTATGTTGGATATGATGAAGGTGGTCAACTTACAGAACAAGTTAAAAACAAACCTTATTCTGTAATCTTATTTGATGAAATTGAAAAGGCAAATAAAGACATCTTCTCAACGTTACTTCAGGTATTGGATGATGGTCACATCACCGATGGTTTGGGGAGAAAAATCAACTTCAAAAATTGTGTAATCATCATGACATCTAACATAGGTGTTAAGAAATTACAAGAATTTGGAACAGGTATTGGATTTAGAAATGATGGCAACAGTTATATACAAGAAGAATTAAAAAGAGATATTTTAAAGAAAGAACTTCAGAAATTTTTCGCACCTGAATTCTTAAATAGAATTGATGAGGTAATTGTATTCAACAGTTTAATTAAAGAAGATATTAAGAAAATTGTTAAACTTGAAATTAATAAGTTATGTAGTAGATTAGTTTCTTTGAAATACAATGTTACGTATGACGAAAGTGTAATTGACTTAATTTCTGAAGTTGGATTTGATGAGACATACGGTGCTAGACCACTTAAAAGAGCCATCCAAGATAAGATAGAAGATTATGTGTCTGAAGAAGTACTGAAGGGTGATTTAAAGGAAGATATCCCGTATATCCTATATGTGGAAAACAATGAGATTAAGGTAAAACTTGTTGAAGAAAAACAGAAAAAAACAAGAAAGAAAAAGGGGGAATAAACCCCCTTTTTTTTTAAAAAAATGAAAATTTTTGTTTTATTTCTTCATAGTACTTATACCCTAATTTTTCAATTAAATTTTTACCAGTAGTTATACCGTTGATTACATCTTCAACGACAACATATTCATTTTTTGTGTGGTAATCATAATAACCAATAGAAAAGTTAATACAAGCAAAATCAAATGAATTTTTCAAAGCATAAACATCAGTATATGGGTGTGATTGATATTTTTCTCTACCATTGAAATTTTCGTTTATTACTAATTTACAAGTTTCAAAGAATTCAGAATCACGATTAAATAATTTAGTACCCATACATATTTCGGTTACCATCCAATTTTCAGGCGCGTCAAACTGAATAGCATACCCCACATCTTTGAAAAATTCTTTATTTGCTCTTCGTGAGCCATGACATCCCGTTTCTTCAGATACAAAAAACGCAGCCTTTAAGTTTGGTAATTCTTTTAGCAACTCTAAACAAGCGAAAATACCACATTTATCATCACCACCAATACCGGTTGGTTCGTTAAAATTGTTATACGCCTTTAAAGCTAATTTTAATTCGTTTTGAGCGTTTGGTAAATTTTCTTCTCGGATATTAATTACGTCCAAATTGTGAACAGTGTCCGTATGAGCGACAACGCAAGGGAAATGAAAATCATCATCAACCTTTTCAGTTAATTTTGTTACATAGATATTTTGATGTTCATCAGTAAAAAATGGTAAGTTATTTTCTGTTAACCAATTTTCCAAAAATTCAATCATTAAATCTTCTTGATAAGTTTTTGTCGGAACAGACAAAACTTCTTTTAAAAAATCAATATTTTTTTCCATATTACAAATATAATGAAAAAAAAATTAAAATAACTCAGGATGTTGATAATAATTTTTAAAATCTTCAAGAGTCATGACCATTTCCTTAATATCGTACTGATTATGGTCGGTCAATACGATTTTACCATCGTCAAGTTTTTTAATGATAAAATATTTTCTAATATTTTTTTTATTGAAAAATTTTGAATCTGCGAATAGGGTAACTTTATTAAAATCTATATCATTTTTTGAGAAAAAATTAATTATTTTAATATTTTCTTTCATTGTTTTTT